CAATTTGACGGACAACAACTGTATGTTGTATTGCGCAACAGCGTAAACCAAATTACAGGAACCGTGACAGCCACACAAAGCAGTTCACTTGTAACTGGTAGCAATACCCAATTCACAACTCAGTTGGTTGTTGGTGACTATATTGTTATTCGCGGACAAACACATCGTGTGACCACAATCACAAGTGATACACAGTTATATATCACTCCTGAGTATCGTGGCGTGACAATTGCTAATGCGTTGGTTTCACGTGTTGTTGAGGTTAAAGTGCCACAATCACAATGGTGGGATGTATGTGATGGTTCCAATTCAGCCGCTAATCCTTCTGGATACAACCTTGACTTGACCAAAGTACAGATGTTCTACATGGACTACTCTTGGTATGGTGCTGGTGTTGCTAGATTTGGATTTAGAGCTACCAATGGACAGATCATTTATGTCTATGGTTTCCAAAACAACAATGTGCAATATCAAGCTTATATGCGTTCAGGCAACTTGCCATCGCACTATGAGCAAAATAATGTGTTGCCAATCACGACAATCACATCAAGTATTGCCACAACTGATACTTCAATCAATGTATTGAGCACTTCAGGTTTCAATCCTGCTGGTGGATCTGCAAGGATCATCGGTAATGGTGTGTCAGGTGCAATTGAGTACATTACATATACTGGATTGACATCAACAAGCTTGACTGGTGTAACTCGTGGCGCTACAGGTGGTGCCGCCGCAACAGCATTTACATATTCAGCCACAGCGCCAATTGCAGTTGAATATGCATCGCCTGATTCAGCGGCTCAATTGTCACACTGGGGTTCATCTGTAGTGATGGATGGTGGATTTACACAAGACGTATCCTTAATCTATAACTACGGTATGACATCTTCTGTGTCTACAACAAGTTCAACTGCTGTGCCAATTATGGCTATCCGTGTTGCGCCTTCTGTGGACAATGGCACTGTTGGTACATTGGGTGTTAAAGAGATTATCAACCGCTTGCAATTGCAAATGCGTGAGATTGCTATGTTGACAACCACAAGTTACTTGGTACAGTTCATTTTGAATGGTGTAATTGGTGGAACAAGTGGATTCACATCTTTTGCTTCTCCAACACAAAACGGAACAAACACAACATCAATTGTGCAAGTTGCGACAAATACCAATACAGCAACCACCATCACTGGCGGTGAATCAATTGCGGCATTCTTTACCAATACATCTGGACAAACAACTTTGGATTTGACCGCAGTTGCTCCATTTGGTAATGCGGCTCTTGGCGGTGGATTGTCAAACAGCGTTCCTACAAGCCAAGCAGGAACTTATCCTGATGGTCCTGATATTTTGTATGTGACAGTTAGCCAAATTGGTTCAAATGGTACTGCATTTGCCCGTTTGTCTTGGCAAGAATCGCAGGCTTAATATGCCTAGCAAGTCACCTGCTCAACACAGGCTGATGGAAGCCGCCGCCCACACAAAAGGTGGGTTTGGCGGTGTCCCCCAAAAGGTAGGCAAAGAATTTGTTAAAGCGGATAAGGGGGAAAAGATGGATAAAGGCGGTTTGTATGCCAATATTCACGCAAAACAAGAGAGGATAGCCCATGGATCAGGAGAACACATGCGTCGTGTCGGATCTAAAGGCGCCCCCACCAAGGAAGCCTTTATTGAGTCAGCTAAGACGGTTAAAAAGAAAGATGGCGGTGGGGTCAGTTTGGCTGTCGGTCGCGGTGAAAAACTACCGACAAGCAAAGGAGCAGGACTCACAGCCAAAGGTAGGGAAAAGTACAATCGAGAAACTGGATCGCACTTAAAAGCTCCACAGCCTAAGGGCGGTGCTCGTAAAGATTCATTTTGTGCAAGAATGTCAGGGGTAGTTAAGCACGCAAGTGGAGATGCGCCAAGAGCAAAAGCATCACTCAAGCGTTGGAATTGCCCCGGTTGGTAAGGAATATAAATGGCATACTCAGGAACAGTAGGTCAAACCGTCGTTACAGTACAAACCGTCATTGACCATGCGGCGCGTCGGTGCGGAAAATTGGCTGAAGAAGTTAGTTCTGAGCTTCAATTGGCGGCTAGAGAGAATCTTTTCTTTTTGCTGTCCCACATGATGAACCGTGGCATACAGTATTTTGCCATTTCCAAGACCGTTATAGGCTGTAATGCAAACCAGTACATGTACACGTTGCCTGCTGGTGCAAACGACGCTTTAAACGTCTTGTATCGCCAAATGCAACAGCCTTCTGGTAGCTATTCTTCTAGCGCCGGTGGCAATGTTGCTTACTTGTATGATGATAATGTCAGCACATATGCTCAGCAAACCAGTGCAAATGGCAATTTTGTAGTTAACTATGGTACAAACAACCCTCAATACATTGGCTCAATTGGTATCATGCCATATATTTCTGGGGGTGGAAGCGCCACGTGGAGCTATTATCTTCAATCCTCAAGCGATGGAACCAATTGGACAACCTTATACACGGCTACCTCTGTCACTGTTACAGACGGTCAGTGGATTTGGCAAGACATAGATCCCGGCTCAAACGTCATTTACTACCGAATTCAAGCCTTTAACGGTACAACTTTGGCGCTTCGTGAGTGGTATTTGGGCAATATGAGCTTAGAAATTGAGATGTCACGCCTAAATAGGGACGATTACACCAATTTGCCTAACAAAAACTTCACGGCTAACCAGCCATTTCAATATTACTTTGAAAGAACAATCCCCAATCCTACTTTGGCGCTTTGGCCTGTTCCATCTACGTCATTTGTTCAAATTACCGTATGGTATTCAACTTATATCCAAGACGTTGGGGCTCTTTCTGGTCAATTGGCTATCCCAAATCGTTGGTATGAGGCGGTTATCAACTTACTAGCTCACAAAATGAGCTTGGAGTTTCCTGCTGTTGATTTAAACCGAATTGCTTACCTCGAAAAACAAGCGGATAAACATCTTTATGATGTCGAGCAAGAGGAAAGAGACAAGTCTCCAGAGTACCTTGCGCCGAATATATCTTGCTATACACGCTAATGATTGGATATAATATGATTACCAATTATTACGGAGTACAAGAAATGAATTATCAAAAAGTTTATGATGATTTGATCAGAAAATGCAAAAGCCGTATAGCAGTAGACGGCTATAAAGAAACTCACCACATAATTCCAAAATCCATGGGTGGTCACAAAACTGATCCTAACAATTTGGTTGATTTGACTGCAAGAGAACATTTTATAGCGCATTTTTTATTAGCAAAAATACATGGTGGTAATCAATGGTTTGCCATAAGAAAAATGCGTGGGAATGACGGTTTTTATGTTAATTCTAGACTTTACGAAATAGCAAAAATTGAAATTTCAAAACTTACAAGTATTAGATTTTTGGGCATTCCAAAATCTGATGAGCAAAAAGCAAAAATGTCTGCTTCTGCTATTGGTAAACCAAAATCTTTAGAAGCTATAGAAAAAACACGCAAAGCTTTAATTGGCAGAAAAGTATCTCAAAATTCTTTAGAAGCATTGCACGCACATCGTCATTTGGCTTGGACTGCTGAAGCGCAAGAAAAAAAATCTTTAAAAACTAAAGGTGTATCAAGGCCGTATGCTAAAGATAGAACTTTTACAAAAGAAGCCCAGATTCTTGGTGGCAAAGCAGGCAAAGGACGCAAGCAAACTCCTGAGCAAATTGCCAAGCGAGTTGCATCTCGGCGTGCTACATTGTTGGCTCAAGGGAGGACCGTCTAATGCCTAAATTCCTTGATACTCGTGGTTTATCGACAATTTCAATTGCAATCTGCGATAGATGCAAGATGAAGCGTGCCCACGCGTTCATGAGGAATGATCCTAACTTTCCCGGATTACGGGTTTGTAATGAAGGCTGTGCAGACGAAAAAGATCCCTATCGTTTGGCGGCTAGGAAGACTGAACGTATCAACATTCGTTTTCCTAGGCCAGATCAAGATGTGTCTACGACAAACAATAATTTGCAAACTGGTGACTATTACGATGCCGTAATTTCCCCATCGCAGACAACATCTAATCCTCCTCAAAACGGCAACCTTGACAACCTTTCATTGAGTTAATCATGGCAAACGTAACCATATCTCAGCTACCCACAGCAAGCGCTTTGACTGGATCAGAGTCTGTACCCATAGTTCAAAATGGAGTAACCGTACAGACAACAACAGGCTCTATTGCTGTTCAGCCCACGCAAACTCAAACCTTTTTGACGGTTGGGCAACAATCTAGCCTAACCAATAGTAGAAGCTTGTCTACAGCTACGGGCTTGAGTCTAACGGATGGTGGTGCTCAAGGTACTTATACGATTGCTCCATCTGGTGCTTTAGCATCTTTAATTAGCTCAGGCTCAGGAATTCAAGTAAAAACAGGCGCATCTACCCTTTCAAATGTCACAATTACAGCCTCTGGTACTGGATTGACAGTGACAAATGGAAATGGCGTATCTGGTAATCCAACAATTTCATTGTCAACCGTACTTCAAAATCTTGTGGGTACAAGCGGAACTGGTTTGTTGGCATTAAGTGGAACAACTATAGGTGCAGTATCCGTAACAGGTACTTCTGGGCAGATTTCCGTTGCCAATGGGTCTACAGCGCCCGTAATTAGCCTTGCAAGCACTTCTGTTACGGCAGGCTCATATACCCTACCTACGGTAACTTTTGACGCTTATGGAAGGGCTACATCAGCTTCTAGTTCTTCTACTACAGGGTCAGGAGCAGTTGTTCTGGCAACAAGCGGAACGTTAACAACTCCTATCCATGCAAGTTATGATGCTTGGACAAGTATTACAGCGCCTGCGTACACAGAAGGGTTACTTTGGTATGACAGTGTTGCCCATGCTTTAGCTTACTACAATGACTCATCAGCCGCGATTGTTCATATTGGACAAGATCTTCAATTAAAAGTAATTAACAATACAGGATCAACTATTCCTAATGGTTCTCCTGTTTACATTACTGGTACATCTAGTGGTCAGACATATCCTAATGTTGCATTGGCAAAAGCTGATGTGTCGGCAACTTCGGCTGTAATTGGACTTACAAATGGCGCAATTCCTAATGGCTCTATTGGGTATGTGACCGCTAATGGTGGAATTGATAATGTCAATACAGGAACATTTACGGTAGGACAAGTTCTTTACTTGAGCCCTTATTCTGCTGGTCAATTGATGAACACCATTCCACCAACTGGAATTACAGTCCAAGTTGGCGTGGTTTCTTATGTAAATAGCTCTGTTGGCAAGATTTATGTTAGACAAACTACTCCTTTAGCTATACAAACATCAATTCTTGTTGGTGCTGTTGCTGTTGCCAATGGTGGAACTGGATTTGCTACAACAGGATCCGCACCTACAATTGCGTCAGCGGCAACCATTGCTCCTACAAAATATATCAGTTTTGTTAGTGGAACTACTACCATCAGTACAATTACCGCTCCTAGCGCATTAAGCACTTCTGGCGGTCAAATCACTTTGATTCCCACTGGATTGTGGTCAACAACAACGGGTGGAAACATATCTTTGGCATCAACCGCAGTGGTTAGTAAGGCTTTGACGATGACATATGATTCGGGAACCGCTTTGTGGTATCCCTCTTATTAAAATGATTGATTCTGATGCGCCTAAAGGGTAAAATCAGTTAACTTGCGGAGTAACCATGGCACAACCATCAGTTGGTACACCAATTCAGCTTTATTCAAGTGCTACACCAGGTAACGTACCTGTTGCGGCCAATCTCGCACAAGGTGAATTAGCTATTAACGTAGCTGACGGAAAACTGTACTACAAAACGTCTGGTGGCGCGGTAAATACAATTGCCAACGCTTCAGTAGCCACTGGTAACCTTCCCGGTGGATCTGCCGGTACAGTCGTATATCAAAGCGCTACAGGCGTCACGGCTTATCTTGCTTTAGGTGCGGCTAACACGGTTTTGACCTCAAACGGAACTGGACCTGCTTATGTCAGCCAATCTAGCCTTTCTGTTGGAACTGCGGCAGTGGCCACTACAGCTACAACTGCCACTACAGCATCTACAGTCACATTTAATACTGCATATTCAGCGCCAACACCTGTGAGTGGGCAAAACGGATATGTATTGTCTTATACAGGATCTGGATTTGCATGGGTTTCTGCTCCTGCGGCGACAACTGCATCCAATATTTCGGGTGGTGCGCAGTATCAAATCCCATTCCAAAGCGCTGTAAGTACGACTACTTTCAGTTCTAACTTGACATTTAATTCCGGTACAAATACTTTTACTGCTACCAATATTAGTGGTACTGCAATTACTGGAACAACGGTAACAGCATCTACGTCTGTAACTGGTGCAACAATCACTGCAAATAGTTCAATTACCACTTCATCTAATTTAGGTGCATTTAACTATGGAACCCTAAGTTATTCAGATACAAACATTTTTGCGTCTCACCAAACATCGGTGAATAGTTATGCGCAAAAGATTATGCAGAACACCAATAGTGGTTCTTCTGCTTCTGTAGACTTTATTGTTTCAAACGACCAAGGTACTGCATCTACATACTATGGTGACTTTGGAATGAACTCATCCACTTATAGTGGAGTGGGTAGTTTTCAACAGCCAAATGTAGTTTATTTGTACTCAATCAGCAGTGAC